ATTTGATTAGCTAAGAAATCAAACTCACCACTTCCATCAGTTCCAAAAGCATCAGGATTATTAAATACTTCTACACATGGAATAAATTCCATAGTATTTTCAACTATTTTTTTATCAAATCCTGCAAAATTTACATTTTCACTATCAAAAGTAATTTCTTGTTCACTATGTATTTCTTCTATTTCATTAACTGTAATTTTTAATCTCATATATCTTTTATCTGTATTTAAACCAACTCCTGCAAAACCTTTTGAAGATCTTACTTTGTAAGGATAGATAATTATGACCTCTTCTAAATCTCCTTCAGGTGAATAATATGTCCTGTAAGAATCTTTATTAAACCAATAAATTCTATAAGATCTTTCAGTAGGTCTTATATAAAATAAACCTTTTCCATATGCTAAGAATCTATCCCAAATAGCATCTAATCGTGCATCTAACTGATTAAACTTTATTACTTGTTGAACAAGATCAAATCTTTGTGTACCAAAATTATCCTGTTGAGGATAAAATTCAACTCCCTGTCGTATCCCAAACATCTTCATCTGGGATAAATGAGAGCTGATAAGCATTGTATCTGCTGTTCCTCGACCATCTCTATTTATGACCGATTTAAGCATATCGTCTAGGACAGCTTTGCTATTACTTTCACTCATTAGATTCGAAGTTGATACTATTGATCAATGTCATAACCAGCGTGTAATCTTTTAAGTTTGATTTCATCTCCCTCACATTCTACCTCAAATCTTTCGTTTGGTTGTAATGCCATGTCATGACATAACTCATCAGGTAGAACAATTAAAGCAGATCCATAGTTATCTTGCTCTAATTCTAGATTGTAGTAAGTAGGTGACATTTAATCTTGTTAGTAATAGTTTAAGTCGTCAATACTCTAACTCAAGTTTTCCGCGAGTCATTAACCCATTACATAGCCAAACTAACGCATCTACGCAATCATCATGTGAGCTAACCCCAAAATTAACTATCTCATCTGTAAGGGGTCCAAATTTTCTAAATTTATTAAAAATAATCTTTCTTTGTTCAAATAAACCCATAATTCCTCTAAATCTAGCAACTTTATCTCCTCTAAAACCTTTTACTGGGTGCCAAATTAAATTATGAAGTCCATGATCTCCTAAACATATTCTTTTAAAATCTGCTTCTAAAGATGCTTGATAAGCTACTGCCTCAGACCAAATATGTGTAGAAGCTCCTGTAGGGAAATAAGACTTGTCATCTTTATAAACAATTCCCCATTCCTCCATCATTTCCATTAATAAATCTAATTTTTCTAAATTACCCATTACCCTAACTCTTTTACAATCAATAACATGGATTTTATCTTTTACTCGGCCACCCATAACAAAAACTGTATAATCATTTTGTTCTCTTATTCCTGCAGATAAATCAACTCCTACTCCAAGAGCATCGAAATCTGTAGCAATAGTTCCTTTAACAATTAAGTCTGGTGATAATGATAATTCACTAGTTTGTACAATTTGATTTTGATATTGAAAACTAAAAGCTACTGGAGCAACTCTTCGTCTTTCTTCTAAGTATTTCAATGACCACATATCAGGCCAATAAGATATCTCTTCTCCTTGATCATCAACAGTTATAGCTGATTGTATTATTTGCGTCCATCCGTTTGATGGCAGAAAAGCTCTTGCGTGTATATCATCATGACGAAATCTTGTACCTAAACAAATTGCTCTTGCACCTTCAAACATAGTTGGAACAATAACTGCATTCCAGTTATCTTCCATAGCTTGTCTAATATCTTTGTTTTTAATATCATCAGAACTTTTTATAGCATCATCAATAATACATAGATGAGATCTTTTAGAAGTAACAGCACCTTTTAAACCTGCACAACATACACTAAATTCCTCCTCACCTGTAGATTTGATACCTGCAAATTTCCAATCTATACTCCAATATTCATTAGAATTTATTCCTTTTGCTATTTTTACTGTGGGAAAAATTTCTTTATAATTCTTACTTTCTTCTATTATTCTTTTTATCGCTGCGCTCTTTGGACGTGCAACATCAACTGTATATGAAATATATAAAATTTTTAAAGGTAATTTATGTAAAGCATGAACTCCAATAGCCCAAGCTGTATATAACCCTAAAACTGTAGACTTTGCAGATCCTCTTGGAGCAAGAATATCAATGTTTGGTCCTGCAATACCACGCAAACAAACACTATCATCTCCGGTACATAAATATTTATGCCATTCCATATGATGTTTTGCTGGAGGTTTTCCCCCTA